AAGCCGACGACCAACGGCCGACGGACGCTTCCTCCCGGGCCAAGTAGTAAAGAGATTCCCGGCGGCTGGGATTCATGTGATGCGCCTTGTGATAAAGCTCGATCCGCTTTTCACGGTCAGGCGTGGCCGTCGCCAAATTGTTCATCGCCTCATAGGCCAGCGTCGCTTCTTGATCCGGCCAGTGGGCGGCAGCGTTTGACCAGGTGATCGACTCTGCCCGATTGTTGGATAGGAAAAGTTCTTGCTGGTAGTAGTACGCGTACTTTCCAGCCTCGCTCAGTTGCGCTTTGAGAATGCGTAGATTCCGATCAGCGCTTCCTTGTTTGTATCCGCCGGGATGATGTTCAACCCAGACCGCCTGCTCACCCACTGAAGTGAATCCCGGAAGCGGTAACAGCGCCTCATGAACAGCGTAGTTCCACCGGCCCGTCCATCCGTTGTCGGTTTTCTTGACCATCCGTTCCCGTACTGGGGTCAGTTTGGCGTTTAAAACCGCATAAACTCCGGCATAGATCCCGACCTTCGGATCGGATTCAAACGCAGCCACGGCCCTTTTAAACGCGTTTTTTAGATCTTTATGAGGCAGGTCGTCGCAGTCGATCCACACGGCATACTCGCCAGAGCAGGCGTCCAGTGCTTTGTTGCGGGCGGCTGCGAAATTGTCGATATGCGGCCAATCGGCGCCTGCCGGGGCGTTGTGATATTCCGTGATGACGGCCCCAGCCTTTGCAGCGATCGCCCGGGTGCCGTCGTCCGGCCGGGATCCCTGCGCCATGCACACGACCAGTTCATCGCAGAACGGTTTGAATGCATTCAGACAGCGTTCCATGAATTGCGCCTCGTGGCCGGCGATCATGTAAATTGAAATTTTAGGATTTCGGGTGGTCATGTTTAAAACTCTCGAAGTCCGAGGACGTAGCTTCCGACCGATGTATCCAAAGACGCCACCCGGTAGCTGACCGAGTTCGCCACAAGAATGGATCCAATTGTGGGGGCCGATGAGATGGCGGTCAGGTCGATGGTGAACGTGGAATTCAGATCTAAATCAAAACCGCCCAGGTCGACGTTCTCTTTGCGTGAGACAACGGACAGGATCCCGGTGACGCTTGTGGATCCGATGGTGGCGGCGGTGCCGGTCTGGGTGTAAAGAGCCGCCAGACTTTCCTTCAGGCATTCAGTAAATTCAGACATTTGAGGATTTCTTAAAGTGGAAAGGGCGGTGAGCCTTTCAGCCCACCGCCCTCCCCGAGTGAATTAGCTGCCGTTGATACGCACGAGGCTGTTGGTCTCGCCAGCCTTCACGCCGTAGATCAGCGCGTAGGTGCGTTGGAGCAACCCTTTGACCACGTCGTAGTTCTCGCGAACCTGAACCGACAGGCCAGTGCGGGGTTCCGTCACCACGCTGATGTCGCCGGGGATCGGGACGCCAGTTGGGACTTCGGGAACGCGGGCTGCGATCAAGAGCGCTTCACGCTGGGCGAAGAATCCGCCGAGGGTGATGCTGTTGGAAGGCACCGCGCTGTACATGTTGATGTTGAACCCGGCAACGGATCCGATGCCAGCCGTGCGGGCCTGTTCACCGGTGATCTGAGCGTTCGACACAATGGTCGAATCATTCAAGAGACGGCCATAGAACGAAGGAGCGAGAACCGCGTACCGATCGTTCTGGGGAACGTTTGCGTTGTTGAGGGTGATTCCAGCCGACACCACAGAGGCGTAGCTGAAGGTTGCCGAGCTCTGCGTGAGCGCGGAGGTGAAGCTGCTGGAAGTGACGAGCGCGAGCAAGTCACCGACCATTTGCAACCCGAGAGCGTGAGCGGCCGCACCGGCGAACCGTTCGATCAGGTTGATGTTGGAGCTGGTGCGCTCCTGATCGTCCACAGCGTAGGAAACGTGTTTGAACTTGTTCAGGGTGATCTGAACATCGGTTTGTGTGGTAGCAGTCGCCACGTAGCCGTTGGCCTGCGAGTAGTCCTGGGCGGTCGTCGCAGAGATGCGGTGGGTGTAGATCGAGGCGTTGTATTTTGCCGCTTCGCTGCTGAAATCCGTGACGGAGTTTCTCAGGAAGCTGTAATCCGCCACGAGGATCTCGAGAGCCCTCTGAGCGATTACATTGGCATTCGTTGTTCCGATTGAGTTGGCCATTGTAGTGTTCTCCTAGTGGACTGAATTACAGTCCGAGTTTGCGAAGCAGTTCCGACCGACGGGCCGGGGACTTTTCCGCGTTGAATTGATTGAGGATTTCAGCCCGGCCGAGCGGTTGGCTCGATTCAGCGGGAACCGCCACTGCACCAGCAGCGTCGGCCTTGGCTTTTTCCAAAGTGGTCACGGCCTTGTCGGCCTTATCGTCGGACTTGGCGCTCATCTCGGAAGGCATAGGCTTTTTGGCCATGTCTTCGGCGGGAGCTTCAGGAGCCTCGGTCACGTCCTGAGTCGCGTCGGCTTTCATCAGCGCGAGCAGTTCGGCCAGCATTCCGGCGATGTCGGTCAAAGTAGGTTCGGCCATTTTTTCCTCGGGCTTGTCGGCAGGTTTATCGGCAGGCATTTCGGCCAGCTCGGCTTTCACTTCGACAACAGGAGCTTCAACGGAAGGAGCTGCAACCTCGGCCACGACGGCCGGCGCGATCTCCTCTTTCTTCACTTCGACAGACGCTTCGTTCATTTGCAGTTTTTTCATGTCAACTGCACAGAACGCAGAAAATAGCCCTGCGCTATTTGCGGCAGGAGAACTCACGACGCTGATATCAAAAATTTCATCTACCCTGGCGAAACGATCGCCAGCGATTTCTTCAGGCACGCCGCTGAACGTAAGGGACAGCCCGAACCCCTCCGGGAGTACCTGCGCCAAGTGCTGTACGAACTGCGCTTCGTTGGTGTTGAACAGAGTCAGATCGCCCATCAGTCGTTCGCCTTCAATCCTGAAGCCGTCGATATAACCGAGGATCCCGGATACCTCGGCCCCGTGGCCCATGGTGACTTTGATCCGCTTCATGGAATTGGCGACTTCGAGCGCCTGCTCGAGTGACTTTTGATCGATCAGCAGATTGTGGCCCTTGGCCTCGCCGATCGTAAGAATGGAAACGTTTGAAAGTTTGTTGGCCATGCAGGCCAACGCGTGTCAATTATTCCTCGCGGTTAATTCGCCTCATTTGTGCGGCCGCCCACGTCTGACCAGCATCCCCTCCCCATAGCGCCCAGGCTATTCTCCCGGCTGATGGGAATCCCTGCTCACCTGGGCTGAATCCTTTGCCCTTCTTATCGACTTGATGTCTTGAGAAGTAGCTGTGCATTCGAGTTATGGTCGAATCAGGAAAGTCCACATTGTTGATGATGTCTCTCGCCCTTGCAACGCCGACAAGTGTTCCGCCGCGCTTGTGTTTTTTACGCCATTCCAGCCCGCGCTTGGCCTCGGCAATCATGCCGGCGGTGGGTTTGGCTAACTCAATTTTTTCTTTTTTTTTTACGCCAATCCCGACGGCCTTTGCCACCATATCGAGTTCCTTAGCTGAAAGATTGAAGTCCGGGTCGTCCTTCATCGTGAAGGATTCTGTCTGTGTCTTAGCGGAAAGTTTCATCTGCCGAACGCACACGGCCGTCCGTTGTGCCGCGTCAGGGAATTCCTTGTTCATGGTTGGGTTTCCCATACACCGGCCCATGAAATTGTCGTCACTTTCACCCGGATTCTGTGTGGGTAGATCCAGTTCAACCTTCGCTTCCAGATCCGTCTTTGACGTAAAACGTAGTTTGCACGCCGCCTGCCGTTTATCCTGATCGGGATATTCTTTAATCATGCTGGTTTCGGTCATGCAGCGATCCATGAAAGCGGATTCGTTTTCGCCTAGTTTGGGATCGGGCATGTTCAGTTCGACCACGGCCGACAGCTCCGCGTCCGGCCCTGCGTTCGGATCCTTTTCAGGATTCACCGGAGTGGGTTCGTCGATGGCGGGAGCTTCTTTGACTGCTTCGACCGGAGCCGCCACGTCGGTCTGTGGAGTCACGGTTCCAATCGATGCGATGAATTCTCGTTCCTTTGCGATCTGTCTGACCTGTTCTTCCCAGTCCTGTCCAAGTTCCCCGAAGTAGTCCTGCAGGGAGGACAGGCCTGCTTTGTAGTCTTCCCGGGCCTGCTGTGCCTCGCGCCCTGCGTCCACCGTCAGCGACTTCGGAGTCTGCCACGTGACCTTTGCGTAGTCTTCGACGGCAGGAAGGTCGCCGTTAGCAATCGCTCCGCCGATGAAGTACCTCCACGCCCGATTGCAGAATCTGTCGATCAGTAGGCGCTGACGCTGTTCAAAACGGCGCTGCGCTTTGGCCACGATGAATCGCATCCCTGCGCCGCCGACGCTGGCGGGGTCGTAAACGAATTCCACCGGAAGGCCGAGCCCCATCGCCACATCACGGATCAGGAACTTAGCGAACGGTTCAAAGCCGGCGTGCGGCCGGTTCGGCCCGACCATTTCAATTTTTTCGCCAGGAGCCAGCCGCGGGATCGTGGCCGAGCTTGTGATCTCCTCTCGGGCGATTGTGCTTTCGCCGGTATCCTGCGCCTGCACGGTTCCAAAAAATCCACCCTGCCCTGCCAGCTCATCGCCTTCGTTTGTCGTGATGACAGCGGCGATCGATCCCTGAAGTTTCAGCGCGTCTTTTTCAAATTCACCCAGCATCTTCAGATCCCGGACGTGATTCAACGCACGGGCCAGCGACGATCCTCCGCGGATCTGATCGGGCCGTTCCAGTTCCATCAGGTGAATGACCGTTTCCGCTCCGAGCTTGCGGTACAGTTCGCCGGTTTGGATCAGGTAGGCGGTGGGTTCACCCAGCTTTCCAAGAAACACGCCGTCGGCTGTTCCGTAGTCGTCGCCTTCGCATACCCGGTGACCTTCGACGATTTGCAGTTTCCCCTTCTCAGTCATGACGACGAACACGTCGCCGTCCACGTCGATCGATCGTGACAGAGTCAGCAGCATATCCGTCCAAGTCATCCGGCCGGTGACCTCCGGGGATGGCGCGACCATGTCCCGCCAGTATTCCTCACAGAGTCTTCCGAATTCTTGATCCGTTCCGCGATATTGTGGGCGCAGTCCTGGGCCGATCGAGTAGGTGGCAATTGAGTCCACCGCCCCTTTGATCAGCCCGACATTTCGGTACATGTGCCTAGCGAGTTTAAGAAGTTCCGTCCGGGTCGCTTCGTTAAGATCGAGGCGTGAATCGCGGGCGTGCGCTCCGTAAATGACCGGGCGTTTACGTGAAAAGCCTGCGCCCTCGTAAGGTTGGAACGTGCTGATGCCAGCGCCGAATCCTGCGCCGAACGCTTTGATTCCTGCACCCATCCGCGCCACGAGTGAAACTTTTTTCGACATGATTAGCTGTCCAGAATGTAGGAAAACGAGGCGCTGGTGCGTGTGACT